GATCACTTGAGTGAAGTATGCGAATGGGTTCTGTCCTATCTCAGGATTGTAGTCTTTGAAATACAGAATGCAGTTCTCTATGCCATCCGACACCATCTCATCTCTATATGAGTAGTTGATGAAGCACGGCTTCGTAGATAGCTTCTCCGCAATCTTCCATATACATTCACCTATGTAGTCAGGTATACGAGGCTCTTCAGTTCCCTCTTCTCTCGACTTCTGTAGTCTCTTACGGTACTCAACGATTTCGCTGTAGAAACGCTGATTGTCTACGTAATGCACTTTTTTCTTTGCTTGCATCATTTTTCCTCTTGACAAGGGCTTGACAGAACGATATAAAGGCTATGCCACCGATGATATGAATATCTGGTTAGGTTATATGTAGGTACTTCTAGTGAAGTTTTCTCTTGGGATCTAGATTCCTAAGACTCTCTATCACAGACTGTAAAGCATCAGCAGTATCTTCTGCTTCTTCTTCAAATTCAGTATCATCAAACTCAGTCTGCTTTGATAGATTTTCTTTGTATTCGTTAAAGTGTTCAACAGAAGACCAATAGTATTCTTCCATACTATCTGTCGTATTCGCAACAGTCAGTACATCATTAGGATAGATAGTAAAAGATTGAGTATTCGCAATACGCCAGAATACCCACTGCATCAAAGATACAGAAAGAACACCTGGTTTGTTATTAGTCATATACACTACTTTGAGTGGATTGTTAAGAACATAGTAGCTTTCTTTATCATCTTCAAAGTACATGACTTCAGAAATGATATCTTCACCAGTTGTTAGTCTTACAAACTTGACTGTACTTTCTTCCATGCTACACCTATAGTTCTATCTTATAAATCTTAAATGTAAACTTCTCGTCAGAGTATATTCGTATACGTTCGACGAAATGCTTTAGAGTAAAGTTTTCGCGTTTTTTGTGTCTGAGATCGTCTGCTATATCATATAGCACAGCCGAGTCTTTTGTGTCTGACTTACGAAGACCACGACCGATACTTTGTAAGTTTCTGACTCTTGATTTAGATGGTGATGCAAATATGATGTTGTGTAGATTGCGTATGTTGATACCGGTACTAAAAGTGCCATATGATGCTATGATGATTGCATCGTTTTCGTTTTCTACGATACGTCTTGTTTCTTCGCGAACTTCGACATCTGTTTTACCATAGATAAAGAAACACTTTCTGTCGCCTATTTTACTACTTATTATGTCGTGTAATAGCTTACCGTGCTTGTCAACATACTGATAAAGTATGAGGGTGTTGCCTTTGAGTGATAGAGACAGGTTTGATATGAACTTGTTTCTTGATTCGTTCAGCACAAGATATTCGATCTCTTGCTGATATGTGGCTTGCTTGAGGGCTTGACACACAGAATCAGGATGCTTTAACAGAAGACACTTAATAGTGAAATCTGCAACATGACCCTGATCCATAAGTTCTTTTGTTGTTGTGACTTTACGAACAGGACCAAACAGACCTTCCAGAACCAGCTTGTGAGTCTTTGTGCCGTCTAGAGTACCTGTTGTACCAATGCGATACTTTGCATTGATCAATCCATTCATAATCTCAGTCAGTGACTTTGCTTTGAATAGATGCGCTTCGTCGCCTATGACCACATCAAACTGTTCGAAATACTTTTTAGGCAATCCGAAAAGCGACTGCCACGTTGAGATGACGACCGGTTTATCCGTCTGTTTATCCTGTCCCCCAAATATTCTATGAACGAACTGGTCAGATTGAAAACCATAGTCGGCAAAATCAGTAGCAAGCTGAGACACAAGAGAAATAGTTGGCACAATAATAAGAGTGCGTTTAGCATTGATATACCTCATTATCAGATAGATGATAAAAGACTTACCAGATGCGGTAGGAGAAAGAAGCAACGCACGTCTATTACGAATAGCATGTATGAAAGCTTCTAACTGATAGTCTCTTGGCTCTATCGGTATATTTAGAGACTTGATAAACTCTTGAGCTTCTTTGACAGAAAACTCTTCGTCATATGATTCGTTCTCATAGTCCCAATCATAATTGCGTTCGTCGCAGAACTTTGCAATATAAGGAACAAGACCTCGATAGATTTCTCTTGTGCGAGTATCAAAGAGTCTGATCTTGCCGTCCCAAAGTCGAGATTTGTATTGAGGAGTAAACTGATAGCCAGGTACATGAAACGTGAAGTGTTCTCTTAGTTCATAAGAGATATCTTCTGTGCAGTCTACTTTTACATATACTTCGTTCTTATTTGTAATAACTAACTTATTTGCCACCAGAGAACTGTTCCCACTTTATGATGTTACCAAGCTGAAAAGTTCTGTTGTTCAATTCTTTCATTACTGAAGTACAGAAGTCAACGATTTCTTGATGAACCATCTTTTTCATAAGTATGTTATTTAGATCGTCATCAGAATCTACATACGTGGGCACAGATGATTTGAGCAGTTTCTTGTCCATAGGCACAAAACCATAATGTGCTAAATCTTCAGGATTGTTTAGATCACCCGAATAGTATTCGAACTTGATGCGCTTGAGCTTGTTGTAGTCAGCCGTGAGTTTCTTGCAGATCAAATTGTGATGAGTTAGAATGCGAAGATATTTTGCATGAAGAACAGGAATCTTTGCTGTTTCTCGACCTGGTTCAGTTTCATCTACAGCAGAATCTTTCGACCATTCTTCCATAAGTGCGTCAATACCTACAGGTGGCTTCATAAAGGAACTCCAAATGTCAAATGTGTTTAATACTAAACTATAATCTAAGTTATGTCAAGTACTAAACACGTTCCAATTCAAAATAATCATATCTAAATGATATGTCTGCTGTAGGTATAGTCTCTGCGTTTTCTGCTGTATTGAACTGAATAGAGCCTAACGATGTTGGGTGTACGTTTTTAAACTTGATGCGAATGTTGGGGTTGTTTGCATTCGTGTTGATCGTGAGAAAGCCATCATAGTAGATATCAGCAGGAGCGCCTGCTCTTTTGCCATACTCTCTGTATTCAGTCGGCTTAGTCATAGAGATTAGCCATCTATATGTTTCTTCCCAAACTCTTAAGTCTTCATCAATAATTGCATTGATAGAGAATGGTTCGAAAATCAGTTTATCACCATGACGATATGTCGCAGAGAAAGGCGTTTCGATAGTGACTGAAGATGTCGAGACACCAGGTAGACTTACGGTCTGGCAGAAGTATCTAGCAAAAGGAAGCTCTGGTATAACGAAAGTAAACTTCGTTGTTTGAAGAATGCTAGTGTTTTCTGGTATCTTTGATAATGTAGTTTCTATCGACATCATTCTTCCTATCTGGTAGTATACGTATTTATAAAACAAAAGAGCGGGAGCCGAAGCCCCCGCCCAAGTCTTGTTCGCGTTTATAATTCTTATTAGGTAAGATTGCGAACGCGGAAAATGCGATAGTAGATGTTAGACTGACCGCTTGTATTGCGATCACCAACAACACCGTCACCATTAGCTGTAGCAAATGGGTTAGCAACCATGCCATAACGTGTCTTGAAGCCAATCTTTGGCTGGAAGGTGTCTTGGCCGATAGCACGAACCATCTGAAGAGGAACGTATGGGCAGTAGAACAAGCCAGCGTCATAAGGAGAAGTGCCCTTATAGCCAACAGTTACAAGCTCATCGCCGTTAGCAGAACCACCGAAGTAAGGATCGATGTAAACCTTGATACGACCATGGAGAAGACCAGCGAAGGTGTTGCCAGTGTCGTCAACGTTTAGGTTAGCCTGAAGAGCAGGGGTGTAATCAAGAACACCAGCCATCGCAAGAGCAGACGCAACGTCTGACGATACGATGATGATGTTACCCTTACCGCGACGGGTAGCACGAGCGATTGCGTTAGCTTCGCGCTCGATCTGGAATACAAGACCCTTGAACTTTTCAACTGACCAACGGCCATTTGAGTCTGTGTCGAGGTCGAAAGTACCAGCAGTTGTTACGCCGTATGCAGCACCCTTAGTTGCGGTACGATAGATTGTACGAACAACTTCACGGTAGATTTCAGCAAGAATTACTGTAGACAGAATGTTTGAAAGCTCTGTCTCAGCATCAAGACCGTGAACGGCCTTAAGGTCCTGAGCGAGTTCCATTGTGTATTCTGCCTTGAGCGCACGGCTCTTAGCTGTAACAGTAACCTTGTCGATTGAGAAGGCCATTTCAGCGAAAGCGTTTCCACCAGCGTCACCGAGAGCTTCAGCCTGAGATGTTGTCATACCTGTACCAACGCCATATGTGGCAGATGTGTCAAGGTCGAAAACAGGGTTTGTATTGGCAAAGTTGCCAGATACGTTACCGTTAACACCAGCAGCGTTCGTGCCAGCGAATGCAGTATTAGCTTCGTTGAAGAGAGCTTCTGCACCGTCCTGAGTCTTATAACGTGACTTCATTGCGAAGATAAGGCCAGTAGGACCTGTCATTGGCTGAACGCCGCAGATATCATAAGCAATGAGGTTGGGAAGCGCACGACGCACGAGAGAGATAAGGATTGGGTCGTAGCCGTCTACGTTTGAGCCAGCAGAACCAAAACCTGAGTTAGTAGGAGCGGCTTCGTTAAGAATACGTCCTTCTTCAGCCATAGCCTTTTCCTGGTTCTCAAGAATGATGGCTGTAACTGCACGGCGGTACGAATCCTTGATCTTTGGAAGACCGTCGAAGTCAAGGACTGGTGACCACTTCTGTTCTAGATGTTCTGTAAGATACATTTAAGTTCTCCTTTTAAATCTTACCTTTGTATTATTTATAATTCTGATTAGTTTGGAAGTTTTCTACCAAGAGTTCTGACATAAGCGGCCATTGGTCCCTTTAGCTCTTCAGAGATCATGCCTCTACCGTCGCTTTCGACTTCATTGTTATCAAGAACCTTGTCTGTCTTGACTGAACCATTGAAGTAGCTTTCTCTTAGAATATTGATTTTGTTTGCATATTCATCGGCAGATGTGAAGTCGAGACCTTCAGCAAGAGCCTTTAGCTTTTCAGCCTGTGTAACTGTCAATCCATCACAAGCATCGGCTAGAATATCATTCTGAGTTGATTCGTTGAGCTTCTTGTTAAGAACAACATTGCGCTCAAACTCTTCGTTTAACTTATCTTCTAGTTCAGCAACCTTAGCTGCCATTTCTTCTACTACAGATACCTTATCTTCAGGAATATCAATGTAGTGTTCTGCGAATAGCTGACGAAGACCAGAGATGAATCCTTCTGTTAGCTCAGTACGAAGACCTGCTTCAACAGCAACTTCGTTTTCAGCAACCCAGTTCTCAACAACATAGTTGAGATAGTCATCTACGTTCTCTGTAAGTTCGGCTTGAATCTTCTGTACTTCTTCTTCAAGAGTCTCAGCATAGGCTTCTTCAAGATGTGAAAGTTCTTCTTCAACCTTCTGCTTTACAGCAGCTTCGAAAATTGTTACGGCCTTCTGCTTGAACTCTTCTGATAGTTGCTCGCCAGCGAATAGAGCTTCAACATGTTCAGACATATCTACCTGATACTCTTCATCGCTTTCTTCTAGATACTCACCAAACTCAGCTTCAACGGCTTCAAGAATAGCTTCTTCATCAAGACCCTGCTCGGCAAGTTCAGCGATATATGCTTCGATTGCTTCGTCAAGTGTCATTGTATCTTCTTCCATGATGTCAGCCTGTTGTGTAGGCTTCTCTGCTGGAGATGTTGATCCCTTAATTGTTGTATCTTTCTTCTGACCACCAGAAGCCCTTGCACCAAAGTTATCACCTTCGCCTGGTGCAACAGGAGCAGAACCGAGGTCTTCTGCGCCGCCAACAGGAGGTGTTGATCCGGGGTTTACAATACGTCCTTCAGCGCCTCTAGAACCTGGTCTTAGAGTTGCTGCATTAGGTGTCATTTTCTTTGCATCGCGATCTGGAGTAGGATCATCTGACTCCGTGATGATTTGCTTTGCTAGTTCTGTAAGTGACTTACCCATATTAGATTACTCCTTTGTCTGTATTATTTATAATAATTAAAGTTTTGAGATGAAGTTGCGAAAAACTCTCAGAGCTACATCTTCAATTTCGTTTTGGCTTGCTTCCTTGATAAGTTTTTTAGCTCTATCGTGATGCACTGGCATCCATCCCTTTGCAGTAAGAACCCATTCAGCATCTTCCATAATACCTCTGACAAAGGCTTCTGGTGCTGATGGGTCTGCAACGATATCGGCTGCTGTAGCCAAATGAAAGTCGTCCTGAACAAGTTGATAGCCATTGTGTGGTCTAAGAGACCCTACGCCTCTTGTTGATACACCCAGGCTTGCTCCTCCATCTAATAGACTTTTCACAATATTTCCATTCGGAGTATCTAGTATCTTTGCTCTACCAATGATATTATTGCCATCTGGATAGAGCTTCGTGATCATATGCGATACACGATCTAGGTTGATAGTTGGGCTGTCAGGGTGCCCAAGTT